TAAACTTTGATACCTGTAACCACATCAAAAATTGATCGATTTTCGAACAATTGCACAAGGCGCTCAAATACCGCTGTAGAGCGATTAAAGGAAGCTAGCACTTGTAAAAACGATAGAGGAGTATCTGTGACGTATCCACTCAAGGATACCGTCACAGGATATTTAAGGATGTGATCTGAAACAATTGTGCCTTGCTCAACAGGATATGAAGTAACTTTAGAAGTGTATTTATGATCTTCAGAGATCATAGTATCAAATGATACGATCTGAGCATTCGTCCGAGCATCGAAAAATCCACTCTTGGCATACTTCAGGGTGTTAAATATGAGTGATAATACCATTATTCCACCGCCGGATTTGAGCTGATAAGTTGTCGAGTATTACGGTCTAAAACTTCTTGAATGGATTGCTCTACTGCTTCAGCCATAAAGCTCGATTGATCTTCGGTTGTTCCTTCAGGAACGGAGATATTGATTGTGGTCTGAGGAGCTAAGCTATTGTAGAAAGCAATATTCTCATTAGCTATTCTTTCTTGGAGTTTAGTCATGCTTTCCCATCCTGGGATAAGCTCGCCTAGTAGATGATCAATACCTTGGCCAGCAGCATTAAATCCGCTCTTAAATAGGCCTGAAAGCCCTCCACCGAACTCTTCTTCTCTTGCGAATACTGAGTTTAGTCCTTCAAAAGCACCCGCAACATATGGCGTGAGCTTTGATGCTACATTCCTAAAAAGCTTATCAAAAGATGAGTTTAGTCGGATAATTTGATCATTGAAGGCTCGTGCCGCTTCGGTCTCTTGATTGATCGTCGAGGCAAGTTCTTTGTTAGCTTCCACAGTCTTAACAAAAGTATCGTAGCCTTGATTAATCAAGTTGAGAAGCTGTACAGTTCCCTCTTGATCTAGCCCTGATATATTCTGTAAAACTCGAAGCTGCTCGGATTTATTTTCGATCTTGATGATCGCATTGAAAACATCCTCTAGGGCGTTATTGATGTTTTGAACATCCTCACCGAATTTAGGGAATCTTAACGTGCCAATTTGCTGTGCTAGGCGAAAGAATTTACCTTCACCAACAGTAGCAAGTTTAATTTCCTTGGTAAGATTCTGAAAGAATGTTTCAAAGTTCCCAGCTTCTACGCCTGCATCTTGTGCTGCGAGGCGCATAGCTTGGAAATTTTCAACTGCAATGCCAGAAAAGTCGGCTATATTCTTAATTCTGAGAGATGATTGAGCTAGATTGTTTAGAAACTCTAGCGTAGCACCTGCAGCACGAACTAAATCGCCAGTAGTAGTAACGATATTAGTCTTGAATAGAGATACCGATCTTTCAAACTTATCAAGGTTTGTTTTGTCAAAAGCAAAGTTAAGCTTTGTGGTTAGTTCTCGTACTATTGACAATATCTGATCTCCTATTTTTTTCTGCTGCTAAGTCTTGGCGCATATCCAGAATCGCTATTGCTCTTTTCAGATCATCTATTGACCACCAAGTTTCTAATTCCTCTAGAGTAGCCAATTTCTCAATAATAATCCGCCAAATTTCTAGCTCTCCCGCGAGGTCTTCTTGAAGGTTTTTTTCGTAACCTGTGGCGCTGGGTTGATTTGCTCTTGCAATTGGCTTCCAATACCCAGCATTGTAAAAAAATTTGCGTAGTTCACCTCTAGAATGAACATTAAAAGCTTATAAAGGCTTTCCATATCGCCAGCAAATTCTAAGTCAATTATCTGAGGTAAAAGCTCTTTACCATTCTTGCGAGACCCTTGAAGCACTTCAACCACTAGATTTTCAAATTCTGCAGGATCTAAACTTGCTGCTAATGATTCTATCGCAGCAACTAACGAATTTTTACTCTTGGATTCATTTTCAGCAGTAGTTTGAAGTACCATTTGAGCTAGCGCAGGACCAAAAAGCTTTATTAGCTTAGCTTTGAGTCTGATTGCTCTTCGAGCAGGAAGCTGCGTAACTGAATACGTAGCTCCATTAATTTCTTTTTCTCTTGTTTCGATCATAATTTCCCAGTTTTAAATAATTATGCAATGTTGTTGTTAGATCCAACAAAGAAGTCGGTATCAGCAAGTGATATAGTCCAAGCACGATCGCCTATTTCTTTGCCGAATGTTGAGTTAGCAAATTGAGCCACCCATCCTTGAGCACTGAAATAAATCGAGTTACCGCTGATATCTTTTACAAGAATTGGAATCACACCAGCATTACTCAATTCGTCAGCTATTAAGAAAGCGCTTAGAACATCGTTAGAAGGCGATGATTGCTTAAGTGTAATGGTTAGGGTGCCTGAGAAGTTATTAGTCTTCCCACGGGTTACTATACCATCAGCGCCTACAACCATATTCCAAGTTGGCTCATTACGAACGATCTCGCAGAATGTTCCATCTGTAAATCCACTCATAGGTACGCCACCGACTGAAATTACTACCTGGGCGGGATCATATGTGAATACTGACATAATTTACCTCTTTAACTTTTCCAATTTGTAAATCCGAAGATGCCCATTATGGCATACATTCCGAATGCTACGGATTCGGGATAATTTCCCTTCAATCCTGAATTAACGCAAAAAAAACCGTCACAAAGTAGCCAGAGCACAAAACCTACCCGATCCTTCTTAATGATCAGGTAGTCGGCGAATAACACTAAGATCACGGCTGCCCATGTTATCATACAGTAACAACACCTGTTATTCTTACAGCATGGATTGCACCTGCAAGCGTTGCAGTAAACTTAACATTCTTTAAGATCCTATTAGCCTTATCAACACTAGGCACATTTGCAGCCAGGGGTACGGTAACAATTGGAGCTGGATCATTAGCGATAAAGTTGTTATCGATACCTTGCTGTAGAGCTCTTTGCACCTGCGCCTGAATCGCTGCGATCCCAGCATCAGTGTAAGGCACTTTAGGAAGAGTAACCAGTGTGCGATATACATAAGTTTGAATTGTACTTTTAAGCCAGTCTACACCACGAACGATATCAAGAAATTCACCTTGGCCACTTGTGCCATTCTGAGTGATACCGACGTTACCAATATACTCGTAGGTGTTAGCATTTTTATTCAGAGCATTATTGCTTTGAGTTGTGCTTAGATCGCTGTAGGCTACGCCTGCAAGTGTTTTGAACTTCCAAGTTTCGCTGCCTGGATCAAGAGGAAGCACTTTACCGAACCATGCCGCTTCTGGATACTCATCGTCTGCATCTTGGTGGTAGAGAACAAAGGTACGAATGTAACCTTGGTTTTGTACATACCAAGCTATTGAGCTCATATCCACGCCTTCTTCTACGTTAATGATCGTAGCATTATTGGAAGCAGTACCGAAGATTACGGTTTGGCTTTCTGCCCAGTCTGCAACGCTTTCAACAACCGAAGGACTGCGATCTGTAACAATCAGCGCATACCACGCTCTAGTTACGTTTAGGATATCATTTAGTCTTGTAACAATGCTGCCTGAAGATACGTAAGGAGCAACTATAAACCCTATAGTGGAATCCATTAGGCTATCAGTTATCTGAACGCTAAAGGTAAACGGAGCAGTATCACTTTCAACCAAGAAAGTACCGTCTAGGTTATCTGTAGCAGTTACAGGTAAGGTTACAAGCGGATCATTAATCAAGGCCACAAAGGCTGCTGCAATTTCTTCTACAGTCTGAACCAGGTTAGGGGATACGTATTGGAATCGCACTCCGCCAAGGTAAAGATTATAGGTTGCATTTGGTCTTGCGTCTGTAATTTTGATTACCGCTGCATTTGTAGAGGTAATATTTGTAGTCGCTTCAAATGTGTAAGGCACAGTCGAAGTATCGGCAGTTACTGTGTAAGTGCCGTCTGGAGTTCCAGTGTAGTTTGCAGTAACAAGAAGATCGGGAACGAAGGCATTTATATTCGTTACCATTTGCTTCGCTATGGTTGCTGCTAGGCTATCCACCACAATCGTTGCTGTAGGTTGAGATACGCCTTTAAACACTACAGAGCTGTTAAACTCGTTTGATTGAGCAGCTACCGCTGTTACTGTGATTACATCTCCAACTGCAACTGCGCTGGCTACTGTAGAAGCAAATCCGCTTGTGATTGCAGAAGTGATCAATGCCATTGTTGTGGCTTGGTCTGTAGTAAATTCAAAACCACCTTCTACTATTGTAGCAACTGGCTGGCTTGCACCAAGTGTAGTAATTACTGAATCAACAGTGTTAGCACCTGGGTTTGTAAAGACTACTGTAATTTGTTTTGTATCTGTAACAGTTGCACTCGTTACACCAGTTGCACCTGCAATTGCTGCAGCTAACAAACCGATAGTAGTTGCCTGGTCTGTTAAGAACACAACAGGAGCTAGAGGAGTGCTATTAACTGTAGCAACTATGCTGTTAGAAGCGACAAAGTTAATATCAAAATCTATAATACTTGTGATAGTCCCTAGAACGGTATTATTAAATACTACGTTTATCAGGTTATCGGCTACAAAATCCGCACTATAAGTTAAAGTTGTAACTTGCTGAACAGTATTTGAGTTTACCGTTACAGCATTACCATTAATTGTATTGGTGTAGATTTTATTAAGTATTGCCGATAGAACTGTTACCGTTACAACAGGCACATCCTGACGCCCTACAAAGAGACTATCTGGTCTAGGGTTTTGAGCAAATACTGCTTGAGCTGCAATATACTCTGGTTGCTCAGGATCAAAGTCGCTAGCCACCTCTGTAATATCGCTATATTGCTTTACAAGAGTGTTGAAGCTCTTATTAGCTCCTAAAATCAAAGGAATGCCGAAGTTTTGCTCTGGCACTGCTTGAGTCTGCGTTGTAATTTGTACGTTTACAATATCATTTAAGGGCATTTTAGCCTCCTATGGAGATGTTATAGTTGTTGTTACATCGGATACCACGGCACCCGTTTGATTTACATAAATCTCTTGTAGCTCTACGTTAGCTATGAATCCTAAGTTGTCGGTATACTTTTGTGCTAGTCTGAACAAAAGATCCATTGTGCAGCGTTGCTCATATCTAGAGTCTACTAGATCGGTAATATCTAGTATAGGATTCCAATTTACATACACAATTCCAGCGGCATTTAAGGCACTTAGCACTGAAGTTTTTTGTAAGCTTGTGCGTAAATTCTCCAGTACTTGCATAGGAGTATCGCCATAAGCTTGCACTTGTAAGGTGAATTCTCTATCGCCTACGAAATTACCTATTCCAGATGTAGTTGTAGGGCTGTTATTCCAGTCTCTACCTATTTGAACAAATGAGCTTATTAGCAGCGTAACATATTGGGTAGTAGGCCTAGGAGCATTAGGGTATAGCCATAACACTGGGGTGTTTGCTGGTGTGTTAGCAGTTGCCCACGTGAATAAAGCATTTTGTAAGGTGTTAAAGGCTATGCTCATGGTAATGGTGCTAACCTCCAAGCGATGTACATATAATGGTTAGTTATATTGAAATTAGCATTGTTTTGCCACGGTTGTATTTCTATGCACTCGAATACAATTCCAGTATATGGACCTTTTAGAACAGTTACCTGGTCTGGGTTCTGAGTTGTAACACCAAGAATTTGAGTTGAAGTGAACATCGTGTAAGTTTCGCGATCTCTTCTACCTTCAGGAACTAGCATCACTTCTTCACCTTTTATAGGCTGTACGCTAGCTGTGGCGTTTAGAATAGTCGGGCTGTTAGATATTGTAACAGTTGGCTGTGATACTCCACCAGTAACTGTAAACACGCTAATGTTGCTTAGATTAGGCTGTAGAGGCACAACAGTAATTGTACGATTATTCGTACCGGATAGGTCAACTTGTAATATCCCTGGCTGAGCAGCTAATGCAGCTTGAATAAGACTTAAAGTGTTTTGAGAGCTAGTTGTAAAGGGTATAGCTGCCAAGGCTACGCCATTAAGCGTAATATTAACTACGTTGCCAGTAATTAAATCTGCACTCAAAACTACTTGTGAACCTTCTTGCCACTTACCAAATAGATAAAATCCTTGTGTGAATCTTCTTATCTGTATTGGTGTTCTGAAGTATTCAAAAGGGGTGATCATTTAATAACCACCTTGTATTGGAGAGCTTGACGCATCTGAGCAAAGTCGATAAGTGGTTTATCGCTTCCTTTTATCTTAATAGTACGAGGGCTGTTCGGAGGATATCTCAACGAACCTATTTTCAAGTCTATTTCTTTTTTAACATAAAGGCCTATGATCTCTAGACTCTGTTTGACGGTTCTTTTACCATCAAGAATTGCTATGTATTGTTTTTCAATCACTCGATTGATATCTTGTCGCTTTTCAGCAACGGTAGAAAATATGAATGGGCGTGCTGGAATATTCTTAGTGCCAAATTCATTGTAAGCAGCTATCTGCGCCATGCTTTCGCCTGCTTTCTTACGGCGTTGTTGCTTGCTTTGAGCATGCGTAATGGTGCCAGCTGGGTATCCTACAAGTACGTATGAATTTTCTAAACGCTCTAGCTCATCACGCAATTGCGTAAGGCCAGGCGCCGAGTCCTTGACCACAACATCCCCACGGAGCATTTGTTGCTACGCCTCCCAAATTGACTGGTAAGTTTGTTACTGTGCTACCGACGACGGTGCGTTTAATCAAGTCTGCGTAAGCTCTGCCGTACGGAGTAAGCAATAAGAAACCCATATCAGCGCTTACATTAAAACCTACGGATAGCTGCCCCTCATGAAGATTAGCAGCCATCCCTAAGTTCGGATTTGTCTGCAGCGTTAAGTAATGTGCGACTAGAAAGGCAAATACCATGACTCCACAACAACTTAAAATCTGTGTATTAATCTGGCAGCGAACCAGATTAATCAACTGATAATATTGGTTGATGATCGTTGGATCAGTAGTGTAATACTGAGGAGCCAAGATAAAAAGCGCGTTTAGTACATCATTATCTGAAATGCTGGTCTGACACATCTTCTTTTTTTCCTTTGAGAACATCAAGACGATCCTGAGCAGCTCTTACGACTTGCTCACGACCGTCTGTATCAATGATTTTCCGAATCAATTTACTATCGAATATCTGTGGAATATACGCTAGCATATCTTTTACTGATCGCTTACCATCCGTTCCCAGTTTGCCCTCTGGCATAACTACTATCTTACCACTTTCTAAACGAGTTTGCATCAAAGGATGCTTTTTAACATCTTCTAGTTGTTGGTCTGTTAGTTCGTTAATGCCTGGCACAAAAGTTACTGAATTGTGACTTGTGATGTGCACAGTTAGTAAATTTTTTCCGTGATAAGTTACCAAAACCATTAGATACCCTCACCGATTGAAAGTGAAAGTGGGTAGTAAATTATAATACCACCATAACGGCTCTCGCAAGGCACAACAAACTCTAGTCCACGCTCTTGAGGAGGATATTGAGTAAATGGCATTGGGATTTCCATTGTTAGTTTATCTGGGTTCTTATCGAACGCGATAAACACGTCAGTATTAGCTCCACCCGCAGGAGGATCAATACCAGCACCAGCTAATTCAGGCACCCAGTCCACTGTAGTGATGAATGGGTTATTTTGAATAAAATACTCTAGGATTGTAGTATCACTCACTGAGCTACGAGGAGTCGATGCAATCAAAGTGTATTGCGCTACTGGCAATAGTACTGTGTTTGGCATCTCAACACCTTTTGTAACTGTAGGAATTGAGTTAGTGATAAGGTTCAAGTCTCTCAGAATTTGGTCTGGAGTCTTGTTAATCCATAAAGTCGAAACACCCACACCATCGGCAGGAACCAATTGGTTAGGAATGTTAGGGTTATTCATTAGCCCTAGGATATTGTAGGTGCTATCACCGAACCATGCGGTTCTATTGATGTACTGGTCGTTCGCTCGACGAGCGGCATTCGCTTGTCTTTGAGTAAGCGAACGGCCTACAAAAATAGCTGCACGAATTTCTTGTACAGTATATCCATAAGAACAACCAACGCTCTTAACGAGTTGGGTATATTCTTTACCACGGATATCAGCACGAGGAAGATCGTCTGCATATGATTCAATAATACGCGCTAGGCCAATTTCTTCAAATTGAGCATAGGTGATGCTGATTGCGCCTTCGCCTGCTTCCGTAGAGATAGGAATATGCTTGAAAGCCTTCATCTCTGGGAATTCGATATCGTACGATTTAGATTTCACATATTCAAGTTCACGAGCAAAGAAGAAAGTTTCTCCCGCATCTTCCCTTAACTGTGCAAAACCCCTAATTACTGCTAGGTCTCTCATTTGTTAACTCCTTAAGGTAGGTTAATATCTAGGATTGCAAGCGTACCAGCTGATCCACCTTGCCACCAACGTGCAACCGATGCTGATACCAAGATAGCGTTTCCACCATCAGAGTCGCCTCGGAATGTGCCTGTAACAGGGAATGATACAGTTGGGATAATTCTCCAGTAAACTGGGCTATCGCTTGTAACTGTAGTCTCAGGTACTACCCAGATACGACCTCTAGTCATCATCGAGACTGGATCGCCTGTAACGTAGTTAGGACCACCCACAGATCCGATTGCTGGATCGTATAGGTTCATCTTGTTCTGGATGAATACGCTGATACCGTAGAACACGTTATCATTGCTGTATGTGCTTGTCCATGTAGGTTGGCCAACACCACCAGTAGTCACAAATGTTGCTGTAACAGGGAATCCTTGTTCAGCCGTAATTGTGATAGTATCTGTGCCGTTTGATACTGCACTAGCGATATGAGGCTGAGCAGCGATCAATACAGCGATTGCTGTAAGTGTAGCAGCGTTGCTAGTAGCGTATACAACAGGAGTTAATGCTATACCATTCAGCGTTACTACAGTTGAGTTACTTGCTACCAGAGCGGTTGATTCAGCAACTGCCACGATATCTTGCCATGGTAATCTAACAGCCTGATCTTGGCCGATTACTTTAGCAACACCAACACCAAAAGGGATGGTTTGAATTGCGACGGGAGATAGTACGTTATCAAAACCGATATCGTAGATTTCACCAGCAGTCGCTTTAGTCATTAAAAAATTATAACTTAGCTGTGGCATAGATTATTTCCTCTTGTAAGCTTCTTTTTGTTTTCGGATCATAGCAAGACGAGACGCATGCTGGTCAGCCTGATCTTTCTCGAAATTTTCATCCATGCGAGCTGGTTGAGCTAAAACTTTCTCGCGAGGTGAATCTTCCATCACAGAATCAAACCGAGCATTAATGTAAGCATCTGACTTACCATCTAGCTGAGCATTCTTCTGAATTGATAGAATGATTTTTCGTTTGATATCCATATCGCTAAGGCTATCAACTCTTGCAACTGTAGCTTTATCGAGGTAGCGCTCTGCTTTTTTCTCTAGCAGTACTCTAGCCTTGACAATCGCTTTTACATCCGCTTGATCTACTTTCGCCATGTGAGGTAGATCATGAGGATAATGTTTATTTTTTGGTTCGGATACCACGTGATTCCTCATATGTGAAGGGGGTTCATAATCTCTAACATGAGATTGCATTCCATAAGAATCGATAGGATCGATTTCTTCTTTTCCTTTCGGACCGATTTCATCTTTCTCTACGACTTCTGGATTGACCAATTTTTCATGGCCTTCATTTTCGCGATCTTCTTCACGACCTTCATGCTCTTCATTAGGGTTGTGATGATCCTTATCGCGCATGCTATCTCGCTCTGCATGTGCACGATCGAGTTCGTTCTCGATTGCTTCCATCTTATGCTCTAGAGCTTCTTTCTCTTTCTCTAAGCGCATTTTTTCTTTCATCATTGATTCAACGTGATTAGCGACTTCATCGTCTACCATATACTCCATTGTATCAATTTTGATTTTTCTCTTTGTTTTACTAGCCATGTGAACGGCCTCCTCTTGATAAATTTCAATTGCATCTTCACCATCCAGAGCTATTCGTGCCTCTGGTCCCGCTCTAGCTTCATCAACTAACGCAAGATGATTATAACGAATGTTCTTTTGAACATAATCGTAAGGTTCACCATTGTAAATACCGCTCTCAGGAATCAAATCCACAGTGTAGCCAAGAGAAAGCTGATTTCGCTTTTTGTCTTTTATCTTCTCCACTGCTGCTTTATCCGTTACTACCATATTAGCAATGATGTAAGGGTATTCATCTTCTATAGTTTCGCCTGTATAGCCAATTGCCAGCCTTTTTATGTTGCCGGCATTCACTAGTTTTTCAGGAGGATGGCCATCAACAATCGGAATCATTTTGATTGTTTCCATGCTCTCGGCTTGCGTTACTTCTTCAGGAGTTCTCAATTCTTTGCGAATAGTTCCATCCGCATTTTTATATAAGAACACTCCACAACGAGTAACTATGGCTCTCCCTTTGATGTATCCTTCTTCGGTTTCAGAAACTTCACTAGGAAGCATTCCTTTGTCGTAGCGAAGAATGCGACTACTTGCTTTTGTAAGCTTGATATCTTTTATCATTCTTTTGCCTTTCTTCATGCCGCTCTTTCAGTTGAGGATATTCTTTATAAACCTTCCTCTTCACTTGTTCAGGGTTTTTAGCAAAGTGGGCTCTCGCTAAAGCGTTTCGAGCCCTGGGTAGTGTATTGATAGGATAAGTTTGATCAGGACCTGCATATGGTCCTTTTGTTTTGTAAGCGTGGGCATTAGACTCGCCTGGCTTAGATCTGATCTTAGATAATTCACCCTTTTCCATATTATCCTTTTATTCTAGCAGTTTATCTAAAACAGGGCTTGCAACGCAACGGCAATTTATATCATGAGATGGATGCCCTGTAATGGGTGGTGGAGTATCCCATCTAAATTTTTTCCCTTGATTAGCCTTATGTGTTGCGCGAACCCTTTCATCATTAGAAGTCTCCCAGATGTACTCCTCGACCCCTATTTCCATTTGCCTTAGTCTCGTTAAACTAGCATTTAATTTACTAGTTTGATCCCTTGCAATAGTTCTTGCTCGTCGTTGATCAACTCCGAAAGTTTTTGCGATATCTTTCGCAATTCCCTCGAATCTTTCACCTTGCTGTAAACCAACTTCGACTATTTCTCTTACTTGCTTTAGTTCATGATCTACAAGGCTACGTATGAGCTGAGAATTTTGAGCGGAAAATATCTTCAGTTGATCCGCTAAAAATGGTTCATCAGTGAATAAATCAATTCCAAAAACATTTTCATTAATTTTAGCAAGTTGCGCTCGATTAAATCGAGCTATCGAAATAGCTATTTCGTCTGCACCCTTTATAGTGCTTTCGATTTTATTTTGCATTGATCTTCTTATGAAAAAGATAAGACCTGATAAACGGTCTAGAAAATCATCCGCTCTATCTGAAACTACATTTCCCTCTACTTCGTTTACCATTGAGGGAATTTCTGGATACATAACTAGCCTAATTTTCTCATTAAGCTCTTTAACAAGTGATCTAAGCAGAGCATAATATTTGCGTTCCTGAGCGGTAGGAAAAAGCCATTTAAGAGGCCGTCGGCGACCCTTTTTGGTTTTTGCTTTTCTTTGTTGTAACAGGAGTTTAATGTGTGGCTTAACAGCTGCCATTCCTAGTTACCTCAGTATGTTCTTAATCCAACGTGGGGCAATCCAGTACCAATATAATCTGGTCCTTCAGTTACTGCTGGAGCTTCTTTCTCTTTTTCCTGGATCATTTGTTCTGCAGTTTGCTCTGGTATCTCACCAAGTTCTTTTCTGCTTTCTACATCAATCTCAGTATTCATAGACCACTTATTACCGCTGAATCTGGAAAGGGCTACTTCCTCTGGTGTAAGTACTCCACGGTCAATATACATAGCATCAGTCTCAGCAACAAGCTTTCTAACTATTGCATCTTGCTCTTCGGTATTTTGCCATAAAGGAACAAACTGCAAAGACCAGTTATCTGGCTCTACACCATTTGTCGGACCATCTTTAGATATGAATAGGTATCTAATGAGCTTCTCAAGGCATTGACGAAGCTTTGATTCTTGGTCTTGCTTTACTGCATCATAGAAATTACGTACGTCTGAATCTCCCGTTGCGTTAAGACCTGCTGGAGAGCGTCCGAAAAGCAATGCCACAGGAACCCTACTAACTGCAGAAAGAGCCAGCATAAACCTATCGATAAGATCAGAAATACCAGAAACGTTAGTAGAGAGTTTTTCGTAGCTTTCATCGGCATCCAAAATGATTGTGTTCATATTAGACTTGGTCATATTCAATATGTTCAAACGCTGCATAACAGGGTTGTTATCACATTGTGAGGCCAATATTTGAGATAGGTTAGGTATCTTCATAACAGCATTAACAAAGTCTTCCATCATTGTTGCTGTATTAGAAAAGGCTGTAGAGTAGTTCCTGAGCTCGTCGTAGATGCTCTGCGCTAAGGGGTCACCCCAGCCCTGATTAAAATTCTGCCAACGAGGAGGAAGAATATTCCAGTCCATACGAAGTATCCTGGAATAATGGACGTAGAACACAGCACCAGTACGATTGTCATTAATAGTATAAACATTTGGATAACCATAATTTGGGCTGTTAAGATCTGATTCGAAAGTACCATCTCTTGAATAAGCTTGATAAC